AGTTATATGTCGGCAGAAAAAGTGTGTGATACAACTAAAATGGGTGATGGTATGATAAACAATGCTATTGAAATAGTTAATGTTTTAGAGAGAAGTTTGGTATTTTTAAGGGATATAGAAAAACAGGTTACTAAGTAAGAGGGGGGATTTATAGTGCCAAGACTAAACTACAAGGGTAATAGGAAGGTGAAAATATGACCGAGCATACATGCTCTGATTGTGGTAAGACAGGAGACGATAACTTCACTAAGGACAGAAGGGAGAAGGACGGCTTATCCAGGATATGTAAAGTGTGTAAGAGTGAGAAAGCCAAGCAATCTTATCTATTAAAAATAAATCCTATTGATGAAACTATCTTAATCTCAAGGCATAACAGGATAGTATTGGAACTTGCTGAGGAACATTACAAACAAGTAGAGAAGTTAAAACTAGAAATATGGAAACTAGAGACAATAAACTCCCTGTAGTCGTCGAAACTACCGAACCAGTTGAAACCTGCAAAAGGTGTTTTAGAGAAAAGGTAAACGGAAAATGCACAGCTTGTGGTGCTCCATTTAAGTTCACTCCCAAACAGATGGAAGAAAAAGCATTAATCTATATGGAACAGTACAAAACAATAGCGGAAGACCCAAAGTCTACTAAGTTCCCGTCAATAGCGGGGTTGGCATCTTTTATGGAATTATCAAGAGAAACTCTGCACAAGCATATAAATAAAAATGAATCATATTATAATAAAGAGTTGGCTGACATATGTAAAAAAATATTGACTGATCAAGAGATGTTATTACTCGAGAGAGGGCTAGAAGGAACATATAACTCTGCTATTGTAAAACTTGTACTTGGCAAGCACGGATACTCTGATAAACAAGAGATAGATATGGGTGAAAAGACCTACGAGTTTTATAGTAAACAGCAGGAGAAATATAAGAAATGATGCAATTATCGTTAAAATCGTTAAAAAGTGGTGATAATTCATATAGGGAATTACTAAAATCTTCGGGTTTGTAATTTAATCAAAATGGATGATAACGGAAGGAGAAAGGATATGGAAAAATGTAAATCTATTTCAGTTAATGGAGATGTTGAATTCGCTGATAGCGATGTATTTGATTCTCTAAATAAAATACGCACGACTGAAAAAAAAATACTGGAAATATTAAACAAAAACGAAATAAGTGAGTTCCCAAAAGAAAATTCTGTGGCTGTTTTGGAGATAGCTAATTTTTATAGCTTTGTTTTTGGAAAATCATACACCATAAAATTTGTATAACTATGAATATGTGTGAGAGATATTATTATCAATACAGGGGCAACGGATATGGTCCGTTTAATACAGAGGAGCAGTCAATATCTGATTTTAGAATCCGCAGAATGAAGGGCGATAATTATAAGTATGGTGTCGCACATCTTTATAAAGGCAATACCATTGTTAACGACAACAAAAGGCTTACCAATGGTACGGAACTGAAATTCTTAGGTAAAATTGATTTGACTTGGGATTAAATGAACTATAAAGCCTTCATAGAAGATAATCTCGAAATAGTAAATAAAAAACTTGAGACTGTTCCTTTTATCCTTAATGCACCTCAGAATAAGATAAATGCGTCTCTCAAAGGCAAAGATATAATTCTCAAGGCTAGGCAAGAGGGTTTCAGTTCTTTTATAGCAGCAATGTTTACAGCCGACTTTATTCTTACTCCCAACAGCTATTCTGTTATAGTAGCGGACATTGATGATAACTCACAGATGTTATTAGAGAAAGTCAAAGGGTACATAAAAAGCTATGAGAGGCATAACATGGTGAAAGTACCTCTCAAATATAATAGCAAGACGGAATTGTTTAATCCTTTTATGAACAGTCGCTATAACATAGGTACTGCAAGAAATACAGAGTTTGGGAGAAGTCGTACTATTTCAAACTTGCATCTTTCAGAGGTGGCTTTCTTTTCTAATATAGAGAATATTATAGCAGGGGCAGGGCAGGCAGTGATACCAGGGGGTAAATTTGTGTTAGAAACAACAGCTAACGGATTTAATGATTTTAAAGATATGTGGGAAAGATCGAAGCGAGGGGAAACAGGATTTACTACACATTTTTTTAAAGCAAGTGAATTTTATAGCGTAGAGTTTCTTAAAGAAAAAGCTGTTGAACTTGGCAGAAAATACAAACAGGAATACCCTGAAACTGACATAGAGGCATTTGTAGCATCAGGTGAGTGTTATTTTAACACAGAAGGGTTACAATGGCATTATGACCGAGCGATAAAGCCGGGGGTTAACGTAGCCAATAGTGTGGGATTATGCTGAAATTAAGGCAATACAGGGATATAAACGAGAACGAACAGCTAGTAATTGGGTGTGATCCTGGAACAGGAGAAAAGAATTATAGTTGTGCTCAATTTTTCAGTAGAACTAATCTTGATGTTCCTATAGTGTGGCATAGTTCAGAAATGGCAGTAACGATGACAAATGAGTTATGCCCCATACTTAACAAGATAATGGATATTACTGGGATTAAGCCTGTTATAGCTTATGAGAGAGGTAATGGTGGTTCATTTGAGTTAGAACGGCTTGCAGGAATGAATTTTGACAGCAAATATGAGATATTTAAGATGAAGAGGATGGGACTTGATAATGGCGGTGATGATACTCATAGACTTGGCTGGGATACTAATGGTGCTACAAGACCTAAGATGTTAGCTGAACTCAAGACGGCTATAGACAATAAACTATTCAGAGTGTATGACAAGCCTACAATAGAAGAAATGTTTTCATTCGTGATAACACAGAGTAGCAATAGTTATAAGGCTAAAGCGGAGAAAGGGGCATTAGATGATTCTGTAATGGCTCTGGCAATAGCATGGCAATTACATCAGCTAGTACCTTTACAGGAAAGAGAAGTTTATGTAGCACCTCGCCGAGGTGGTGGGTATGGAGGAACAGTATAATGCCAAGATTCAACTATAATTGTAACAAGTGTAAAGCAGAGTTTGAATTAATGATATACTTAACAGACGAATACAAGGATTTGTCTGACGAGCTTAAATGTAGTAAATGCGGTAGTTTGGATATAGTAAAGAAAATAGAGTTTCCAATAGTCTACATAAGAGGCAGAGGTATAAAAGAACTTAATGACACAGTTGTGGAGCAGAAAGGGTTGTCCGGCAAAGATTACTTTGGTGATGGTGGGGGGTTTAAGACAATCCACGATTGCGGTAAAGCTGATGTTCCTAAAAATGATTATAGATTAGCACCGTTACCTCAAGAACGTATAGAAATCTCATAGTACCTACCTAGTAGTTTATTCTTAAAATATTAGAAATATTAGACAAATTAGAAATTACGACTAAATAAGCAGTATACTTAATGTCAGATGGCATATAATAATATATAGGAGTGTAATTTGCAAAACAAAAAAGTAACACATATTAAACTTACCGATACACTTGAAGACACAATAATAAAAGAAATAGAAGATGGGATGTCTATGATACAACTCAAGCGTGATGAAATCTCATTCGAGAAAAGGGTTCAGGCTGACAAAGACTTTTATGCTGGTATAATGTCTGCTAACAAATGGGGACCCTGGGCTGGGTCTGCTAAATACTTTATGAAGATAGGGGCAACTCATATTGACATTGTAGCAGGAATAGCGTTGCGTCAGTCGTTGGGTATACACCCGATAATACAAATGGAAGCCGATGATGTTGAGATTGAGAACCCAGAAATATTAAGAGACAGAGAAGATTTACAGGATAAGCGACTCCGCAACAAGATAAAAATAGAGAAACTGCTAAAAGCCGGGGTATTGCGCGAGGCAGGTATTCATGGAGTATCATTCGTAAAGGTGTGCTATACTGCTAATACAAATGTTTTAACAAAAGGAAAGACATATACTCCCGAACAGTTAGAGGAATACAGAACGGATTCTGCTAATTACGGACAAAGCGAGCAGGATATAGATGCAAATATTAATCAATTAGAGACAGGTGAAACGATAGAGATACCTGTTGATAACGAGAAAGACGGATATTCAGGGTCTAAAGCATACAGGGTAAAGATAGAGGATTTCTTTGCACGCCCTGATATTAGGGACTTAGATAAACAAAGACTTGTAACAGAGAGGTTGCATTATACTTGGTCTGACATACAGGAGCATATCGACAACGGATATTATAATAAAGCTGCAAAAGATAAGTTACTTGATAAATACGAAGATATGGCTTTTGAGAGAGATTACGAATTACACGAATGTATATTATATGCCAAACTATTTAAAAAATGGCAGAAATTTGTCATAACATACGAGCCTGAATCTAAAACTATCTGTAGAGCTATTTATTTCCCAATGGAACATGGCAAATGTTATTATGTGCCATATTATATCAAAGAACGTGATGATAGCTTGTATGGCTATTCTATGCGTGATATGATAGGTCAGAACAATGATTATATAAACGATGTGATGAACGGACTCTTAGATAGGTCGAGTCTTGATAATAACCCTGCTAAAAGAGTATCGTTAAAAGCTGCTAAGTCTGCTGCTGCCGTATCTTGGGGGCCTGATGCTTTATATGTGTCTAATGAAGAGATACAGATACTTAATACTCAGAACAGGTCAGTTGATGGTGAAAGCATATTAGGTATATTAAACAGTATGCTCCAAACTACAGACGGAGTTAATGCCGAAGTGCTTTCAGGACAGACTGCACCGAATGACCCAACTGGACCGGCTGCTAAACAGGCGATGCAGACTCAGGCTTCTAATTTTCGCATAGAGGATTACATAATCAGCTTACAGCAGAGTAATGAAGAATTATCGTATTTGGTTGAGGAAACAGAAAAGCAGTACGGTGATATTCCTGATAGTGAGATGATGAAGATACCTGTTCGGCATATAGCACATGGGACATCGTTATCAATAAATAAAATGCAACAGGTAGCGATATTAAAGGATTATCTTGCTACTATGATGCAGATAGCCCCTGATGTGGTTCAGAGTGCGGAATGGCGTAGAAAATGGCTGATAATGTATGTAAACAATATTGGTGGGGTAGTAGAGAACAAGAAAAAAGATTTGATACCTGAAGCTATAGGCAATATGGCACAACAAACAGAAGGAACGCCCCCGAATATAGAAGAAGCGGTTAATAATATGACAGACGAGGAACTTGAGTCTATTGAAGCATTGGGAGCACAACAATGACATCAGAAACAAAATCAGCATTTTTAAAGATAAAAGAAAGAGAAGAAGCAGTCAAACTTGAGCGTAGAGATACCGAAGAAGCCCGTTTATATGAATTAAACAGAGAAGAAACTTCAGAGCGGTTGAGGATAAGGGATTTGCGTAAGAAGGCAAATAAGGCTGAAAAGTTTTTAAAATGTGCGGAATATATAGGGTATGAGGAATATTTAAGGGATTTACAGATAGAAGTTAATATAGAAATAAAACGGCTTGGATTAAGTGGTAAATCGAGCCGAGATATAGGGGATAAAGTGATAAGGTTAAGTGAGAGGTCAGCATTATTGGAATGTTTACTGAATGACCCTAAATCACTTGTCAAAGAGATTAAGAGGAACAGTGCTCTCGGTGTTCGACACATCGTTAAAAAAGGTTTGTAAAGGAGAAAATAGGATGAAAACAGAAAAAATCGTAGTTATTGATGAAAAAGAGAAAAAGGTGGAAGTCCCTTCTCCTGAGGGTAAAAAGGAAGTAGATGAAATAATTACTCCACCAGACGACAGACCCGAAAAGAACTGGAAAGCGGAGTTAGATCGTAAACTTGCGGCTAAGGATTCTGTAATAGATGAATTAAAGCAACAGGTTGATGCTATCCGTGATAATCAGGACGCTAAACAACAGAGTGAAGAAAAAGTTGCTATGTTGGCTAAATTAGATGACCTTGATATTGACCCTGCACTTGTGGGCTATATGGAAAAACTTATAGACACAAAGGTAAAGGTTAAAACTCAAGAAATCGAAAACAGATATGGAAAAGAAGTATTAGAAACAAAGAAACAGATATATACTTCAGCGAAAGAAAAGAATTTCGCATCTGTTATAGCAGATGATAAAACAGGGATGTTGGAAGAGCATATTGACGATATAAGGGCAGTAATTGAAGGACTTGACCCAGAGATGTGCTCAACAATAGAGGGTATGCGTAATGCGGTGGGAATGGTAGCATATAATGTTATGAACTCCATGCCT